CTAACGGCCGTTCAGTGGGCGTTCACGGATGTCGAAACCGCCATCCGCCGGCGCCCCTATGCCCTCCGCCTCCATCCGCTTGCCGAAGGCCAGGCGAGCCATCTTAGTGGTGCGGACCATGTAGCGTTCGATGATCGACAGCACCGTCGCCTGCGCGTGGCCGGAGATGGCGGCGATCAGTTGGACGTCGCACTCCGCCTCAGCTAGGCGCGTCACCGCGGTGTGACGTAACGCCATGAATGTCAAGTCCATCGTCATCACCTTGAAGGCGTCCGGGTCCGCCATGTCGCGGCCTGGCATGAGGTGGTCAACCTCGAAGTCCGGGCGCGCCTTGGCGGCCCTGGCGCGTACGCGGGCGAAAACCTTGCGGAAGTTGTCGGACTTGTAGGGGCGGTTGGTGTCCTCGGAGACGATAATGGTGGAGGGCAGCGGGTCCATCTCCGCCGTGCGAGCCAGCGCCGCGGCGAGGCGGGCCGCCAGGTGGGGCACCATGCCGATCGGCAGCGCCACTCCGGCGCCGGTCTTGGACTGCCTCAGCACCAGGCTGTCGCCGCGCAGGACAGTGCGCGGCATGCGGAGGATATCCCCCTCGCGCTGGCCGAGCCATTCGTTGAGGAGCACGGCATCGCCGACCGACTGGCGGCCCATGGCGTCGGCGGTGGCAACCAGGTGGGCGACGGCCTCGGCCGGCCAGACCAGGCCGGTGGGCTCGGTGCCGGGCAAGTCCGGCCGCGTCGCCGGGTTGTGCTGGACCCAACCGCCACGGCGGCCAAACTCCAGCAACAAGCGCAGCACGCGCACGATCGCGTTGGCGAAGGCGGGGGTGGCGGCGAAGCTTTCGTGCAGCTTCTGGACGCGCCGGGCATCGATGGCGCGCACCGGCGCGTCGCCGGCCCATTTCTCGATGCGGTCCAGGCACTGGCGGTAGCCGCGTTGCGTCGCCGGCGCGAGGGCGGTATATTTCTTGCTCGCTCGGTAGGCGGCGATCAGCTCGCCGACGGTGCGTTGCGACAGGGGCACCTCCAGCCGGGTTTCGCGCAGGGCCGCGCTGAAGCGGGAGGCGTCCATCTCGGCGTTCAGCTCATTGGCGCGCGCGATCGCCGCGGCGAGCAGAGCATCCGGGTCGGTGAAGCTGGCCCAGTTGTCGGGCACGCGCTGCACCGCCCAGCCCTCCATGCGCAGCGCGGTGGAAGGCTGCCAGAACCAGCGCGGCAGCTCGCCCGGGCGGCCGTGGCGGCACGTGAGGTAGCGGACCTTGATGTTGGCCATGACGCATCACGCCCCCGCGATATCGGCCGCGCGGCCGTCCAGCAGGCGCTGCCAAGTGGCGATATCATCCTCTGGCGCCGCGGCCGGCGGGGCGGGCGGCGGCGCCGGCGGAGCGGTGCGGCGGCTGGCCAGCCAGGCGGCGACCGCTTCCGGGTCCCAGCGCTTGCCGAGACCCGGCAGGGGCTGCGGGAACCCGGCGTCCGCCAATACAGGCAGCGCTCGATACATGGCAGACATCGAGACGCCTAGCGCCTGAGCCATGTCCTGGACCGTCAGCAGCCGGGGAATGACGATTTCCCGCGGCGCCCTCGCTTCCGCGCTGGGCTGGACCGGGCGATTCATGCGTGAATAACCGCCAGGGGTGGCCGCAGCCGCATCATGGCCGGCGGCGCCGGCAGCGGACAGCTTGGTCATACAGTTTGGTCCCGGTCAGATTGGCCCCGGACAGGTTGGCCCCGGACAGGTTGGCCCCGGACAGGTTGGCCCCTGACAGGTTGGCCCCGGACAGGTTGGCCCCGGACAGGTTGGCCCAGGACAGGTCGGCACTGGACAGGTTGGCCTCGAACAGGTCGGCCCTGGACAGGTTGGCCCTGGACAGGTCGGCCCCGGACAGGTTGGCCCCGGACAGGTTGGCCCCGGACAGGTTGGCCCCGGACAGGTTGGCCCCGGACAGGTCGGCCCTGGACAGGTCGGCCCTGGACAGGTCGGCCTCGGACAGGTCGGCCCTGGACAGGTAGGCCCTGGACAGGTCGGCCTCGGACAGGTCGGCCCTGGACAGGTTGGCACTGGACAGGTTGGCCCAGGACAGGTCGGCCCTGGACAGGTCGGCCCTGGACAGGTCGGCCCTGGACAGGTCGGCCTCGGACAGGTCGGCCCCGGACAGGTTGGCCCCGGACAGGTTGGCCCCGGACAGGTTGGCCCCGGACAGGTCGGCCCCGGACAGGTTGGCCCCGGACAGGTCGGCCCCGGACAGGTCGGCCTGGGCGGCGGCGGCCGCTTTGGCCGCGAAGCCCAACCGCACGCCAACGCTCGCGCCTGCCAGGTCCGCCCTGGCCTCGATCTCGAACAGGACGCAACGGGTCCAGTAGTGCTTGATCTGGATCAGATTGGGATCGGCTGCCGGTGAAGGTATGGCGGTCATCTACTCTCTCCCTGGCCAGACCGGAACGGGTGGCGACGGAAGGCAAGGTAGGAACGCCCTACAAAATAAGCAAACGGAAAGTGTCGGACATTCCTACTTTTTTGGTGAAGGGTTGATTCCGAACTTTCGCGGCGGACACAGAAAGTCCCGGGCCTGGCGGCGCCGGGGCGGCAGACGCCATCGTCTTTTTCAGGATGGTCGCCAATGGTTTGGTTGAAAACTTACGGACTTATCTCCACCATCGTCACCCATGATGACACTCCTTCAGGAGTATTAGAGAAGCGGTTCTCAATGCCCCGCGGCCCGCACCAGTGCAACGACGGCGCCGATGATGACGACGGTTTGGATGCCCATGCTGCCGACCAGCCATTTCAGGGTTTCTGCCTTGGTCGCTTCGATCCTGGATTCGAGGCGTAACTCGGTTTCCCGGAGATCTGACTTTGTGGTGAGCCGCAACGCCTCGATGTCGCCCCTGACGGCTGCGATGTCCGCCTTGGTGGCAAGCCGCAGCGCCTCGATGTCGCCCCTGACGGCTGCGATGTCCGCCTTGGTGGCCAGCCGTTCGTCGATCAGCTTGGCCTGTTCCTCGGCCAGGGCCTCCGCCTGCTGGCGACTGAAGCCGGCGAGTTCGAGGCGGCGCGCGTAGGCCAGAGTGTCGAAGGCAAGGGCGTTCATGGATGCGTCGCCTTGAGGATCGTCAGCAGACCGCCGACCAGCGCGGCCAGGCCGCCCATGGTGACGATGGCCACCGGCCAGGGCGCGAGCGCCCGGTCGCGGTTTAGCTTGCGCGCCTCGGCCGCCAGCTTGTCGCGTTCGGCAGCCAGCTTGTGCGCCTCGGCGACGAACTTGCGGGTCTCCTCCGACAGCTTCTCCGTCTCGGCACGGGCCCGGTCGATCCGGGCAATCTGTTCACGAAGGTCCAAAGACGAATCGCTCATTGATACCTCCCGCTGCCAAGTGACCGCCCATTTCGGGGATGAATACGGCCGTACCGCTGCGACAAATTACAGGATCACATTCCCGACTCGACTCTCACGATTCCGCGTGAGATGTTCAGGGTATGTTCTAGTTAAAATGGCGATGCCGAAAAACCCTGCAACCCTCGCCGGCCTCGCGCGTCTACTGGCCTCTCCATCAGGCGGCGATCCCACCACGCTTCGGTGGGTCGCCTCCTTGCTTCGGAACCTCGATAGCAGCCGCTTGCTCTTGGGCGAGGCGAACGTGCAGTTCGCGAAGCGTTGCTGGAAGCGCCAAGAGAGCATCAATCCAGGAAAGTTGAATAGGATCGCTTACAAATCGCCCATAACCGGTAGCGGTGCCACTGGAAGCGCCAGTCTCAAGATAGTCAGCAGACACCATATAATATTTAGCCAGAGCGAATAACGTGTCGCGTCCTGGTTTGTCGCGATCATTTTCGAGCATCGACAGAGAGGCACGCTCTATTCCCACAGCCTCGGCCACGACGGCCTGAACTTCCCCGCGTGCTTCCCGAAGGGCCTTCAGTCTGGCCCCCATCGTGGTTGGTGCGTTCATGGAGGCATTTTGGCGCCTCCCGAAATGGCGTGAGTAGGCATACCCTACGGTTTTAGCTTGCGTCCAGAGTAGGATAGTCCTACCTTCTGAAAATGGACATAAAATCCATCATCCGGGCTGCGGGCGGCCCGACCAAGCTCGCAAAAGCCCTTGGCCGGCGTCATACGACGATTCTCGGCTGGAAGCGCGTGCCCGCAGAACATGCGGCCGCCGTGTCGTGCATCACAAGCATCCCGCGTCACGAAATCCGCCCCGATCTGTGGGAGAAGCCCGAGCCTCACCGCGCATCCTCGCAAAAGGCGGCATGATGTCACCGGTTGCGGAGCCGGCCGGAAACGGTGGCTTTCCTCCGGGCAGCGGCCCGAGGGAGTGCCCGGCACCCGAGGGGCCGCGTCGGCCCCTCGGCGTTGCAAAAGCGTATCTGGATGCTCCGCGGCCACTCACTGGAGGATCGCAAGCGGCTGAGCTTGAGGTCCGCGTCGGCGAGAAGATCCGCCAGTGCTGCGTGGATTTCACCCGCTGTGTCGGCCTGCTCGGAGCCGAGCAGCGTCTCGGCAGCGGCAGCCTCCAGCAGGAGGCGTGTCCGCAGTTGCTCCACCCATGCGTCGGCATCTGTCCGCTGGTGCGCCAGCACCCCCGCCTGATGCCGCGTAGCCTGGCAAAGGGAACGCAATGACCTGGTGGGAATTCGACGACGAGGAGGTGCCGACGCGCTGGCAGCGGCTGCGCCACCGCCTGGCGCAGGCGTGGCGCGAGCTGGCGCGCATGTTCGACGGCGCCTGGTCGCGCCAGGTGCCGTCGCTGCCGCCCCCGGAGGTGCGTCGTCGCAGCGCGATCGAGTTCTCCATCACATGCGGCGGGACAAGGGATCCTCGTCTTTTCGATCCCGTGTTCATCCCCCCTTGGAAGGACGCCCCCTTCCCGTCCCCAACGCTGGAAGCAGCTGTTGATACAGAGTTCGCGCGTGGGAAATCGCGGCGCCTTCCTCTGGCAGCGCCGCCTGATGCTCCTCCAGGACCAGCAGAAGATGGTCGATGATGTCGACTGCATTGGCACGCTCGACGACACCGGCAAGCACAAGGTGCTGCAGCAGCGATCGCGCCAGCAGCCAGCCGGCAAGCGCGCGTCCTGATTGGTCGGCCGCCATGATTTCCTCCTCGACTCGGGTTGCACCTTCGAGGATGGGCGGGGCGGGTCATTCCGGCAACGGGAAGGCCCGCCCTGCAAGCCTGCCGGTTCGCGCGGCATGAGGATCTGGGCCACGCTGCAGCTCACCATCATCGCCATCGAGCTGATGGCGATCGGCGCGTGGGTGCTGGCGTGGCCCTGGATTGTCTCGGTTGTCGCCGACGATACGGCGCGGTGCCCGCAGGCACGTGTGCGCCGGCGAGGGCTCCCCCCCTCGGCCGGCGCCGGCACGTTCAGCAGCAGTCCTCGAAGTGTCTCCCTCCATGCCAGACAGCATGGGGGAACTGCTTTCCGAGATGTCAGAAAATCCTTCCGCGCGCGCAGAAAGGTATGGCGCCGTGTTTGATGCCGTCACCGCCGAGGATGTGGCCGAGGAAATGGCCGGGCTGATGCGCAGGGCGGCAGAACCGGCCAGGCCCGGCGAGCGCGTGGCGGAACAGATCCTCCGCGCGGCGCGGCGCCTTGGGATCGACGCCGGCCGCGGGAAACGGCTCTGGTATGCCGAGGCGCGCAACATTCCGGCCCACGAAGCAGACACGATCCGTGTCCGGTGGAAACGCCTGGCCACGCAGATCGCCGCGGCCGACGCCGACCTGGCGCGGCTGCGCATGCTGCTGGAGAGCGGAGGCGATGCGGTCCAGTGACGCCGCTGTTCGTCCGGCCACGTCTCGCGCTGCTCCGGCAGCGGGTCTGGACCCAGGCCGGACTTTTCGCGTTTCACGCCGGCGTTATTGCGCTGGCATTCTGGTGCGTCCGGCGCGCCGGAGCGGCGCAGCGCGACGTGCGGCGGTTGACCGGATCGGCCGGGCAGGCCCTAGCCCCCGAGGCTCGTGCGCAGGCGGAGGCCTGCGACACGGGCCGACCCTCCCCCAACCGGCTCCGGCCGGCGGAATGACCGGCCGGAGCACTTTTGTTGCAGGAGACGCGTCATGACGCGCGGCTATGCGTGGTCGTGGGAGGATTACCAGACCTGCAAGGAGGAGATCGCGCAGGCCGAAAATGCCCGAATACCGGCGCCGGCAGCCGCCCGAAAGGGCGAGAGGCGGCGCGCCAGAAGCCTGGTTGGCCGCCCTGGCACCCCCCGCGAAGGCTGCGTCGCGGGGACGCTTCTATCCACTCCGGCACTGCGCCGTGCGCGCGAGCTGCTGAACATGGGCTTCCAACTGCCGGAGGTGTGCCTGGCGGTGGTGCTCACGCGCGCAGAAATCGCAACGCTTGAAGCGCCACCAAATGATCCGGCCTGAATGGACGCCGGTCGGCGTGGCGCGGCTGGACCGCACCACGGAAGGTCGCATCGAGTACGCCGGCGAGCTCGACTTGTACGGCTTCCCCTATCACGTGGTGGCCCACGTGGAAGCCACTCGCCACGACGAGCGCCTGGTGTTGCGGCTCTATTTCGCCCCGCCGCGGGCGGTGCCGGCCGATGCGTCGCAGCCGGCACAGGCGACGTCGCTGTGAGTGCCGCCGTGCGCCTGGTGGCGATCGACGATGTGGCGCGCCTGCTGGCGCCGCAGGCGATGTCCATTGCGCAGGAGCTGCTGCCCGCGGGCCATCGCGACCGGGACATGTGGCGCTGTGGGGACGTCCATAACACGCCCGGGCAATCGCTTTGCGTTTGGATCGCCGGCCCCAAGCAGGGCGAGTGGTGGGATTTCGGTGCGCGCCAAGGCGGCGACCTGGTGCATCTGGTGGCCGCCGTGCGGTATCGCGGCTCGCTGAAGGACGGCTTCGCATGGGCGCGGCACCGGCTTGGCCTGGACAGCAATTCGCCCGCTGTCATCCACCAGCAAGCGCGCGACCGCGCCGCGGCCGTCGCGCAGCACCAGGCGGCAGAGCGCAACGCCGAGGCGGAGCGAATGCGGCGCTACGCGCGCTGGCTGTGGCTGTCCGGGCAGGAAGATGTCCGCGGCACGCCAGTCGATGCCTATCTGCGTGGCCGTGGCATCCATCTGACCGAAATGTGCCGCCAGCCGCGGGCGCTGCGGTTCCACCCGGAGGTGCCGAACAGCGATAGCGGACGCGCCTGGCCGGCGATGCTGGCGGCCGTCACGGACCAGGCCGGCACCCACGTGGCCACGCATCGCACCTACCTCGAGGTGCTGGACGACGGGCGCGTGCGCAAGGCGCCGATCTTCGTCGCCGGCAAGCAGCGGGCGAAAACCACCGTCGGCACCTACGCCGGCGCCTGCATCAGGCTGTGGCGCGGTGCATCCGGCCGATCGCTGCGCGAGGCCCCGGATGGCGAACCGGTGGACATCACCGAGGGCATCGAAGACGGCCTGTCGGTGGCAACAGTCTGGCCAGATCGTCGCGTGCTGGTCGCGATCAGCGTGTCCAACATGGGTTCGGTCGCGCTGCCGCCTGCCGTGCATACGGTGCGGATGTGGTTCCAGAACGACAAGACCAACGCGGCCATGCTGGCCGCCGACCGCGCCGAACGGATGCACCTGGAAGCTGGCCGGGCCATCGAATGGCAAAAAGTTCCCAGGCAGTTCAAGGACATCAACGAAATGCTGACGGCCTCATGAGCGGCGCTCGCCAGAACCGCATCCGTGCCGTCATGGCGACCGTGACGTCGGTGTCGGCGCGGCCGACGTCGACCGACCCGTTCCTGCCGCCGAACTGCCCGGTGCAGACGTTGGGCAAGTGCGGATCAACGTTCTACTACATCGATTCGCAGGGACAACTGGCGGCCCTGCCGGGGCGCGAGCATTCGCGCCTTGGAATACTGACGCTGTTCGATGAGCATAAGCAGTTTCTTTATGATACGTGGCCGCGCAAGGACAAGGACGGCAACACCACGGGCTGGCGTCCGGAGCGCGGCGCCGAAGACCTGATGGGGAGCTGCGGATGGAAGGGCGTGTGGGACCCCACCGACCGCGTTCGCGGCCGTGGCGCCTGGTGCGGCGAGCGCGGCGAGCTGGTGCTGCACACCGGCCAGCACGTCACCACGTTCGCCCCCAACCCCAATGTTTGGGCAGATAGGATCATCAAGAAGCCGGGCCTCATAGGGCGCTATGTCTATCCGGCCGGCGAGGAGGTCGGCGCCCCTGCGGAGACCGTCCAGGCGCTGGGTTGCATGGGACCAGGTCACGAGCTGCTCGCGCTGCTCCGCACCTGGAAGTGGCGGCGGATGGACCTGGATCCGATCCTGCTGCTGGGGTGGATTGGCGCCGCCATGATCGGTGGGGCGTTGGACTGGCGCGCGATCATCTGGGTGACCGGCGGGAAGGGCACCGGAAAGAGCACGCTGCTGCAGCTGCTTGAAAGCGTCTTAGACTATACTTTGGTTAAGCTTTCTGACGCATCCGAAGCTCACGTTCGACAGACACTCAAGCACCAGACATTGCCGGTCATGCTTGATGAAGCCGAGAGCGAGGAGGACAACCGAAAGCTCCAGGCGATCGTGAAGCTCGCGCGAATCGCGGCGAGCGGCGGCAAGATCGGACGCGGCGGGTCCGATCACACCGCAGTCGAGTTCACCATGCGGTCGGCGTTCCTGTTCGGGTCGATTTTGATACCGCCATTGCTTGGCCAGGATCGCTCGCGCATCGGGATCCTGGAGCTGGGCGAGTTGAGCGACGACGCGACGCGCATCGACGTGAGCCACGATCATTGGGCTCCGTTCGGCGCACAACTGCGAAGGCGAATGGTCGAGGGCTGGGGCCGGTGGGAAGCCACCCTGGACTGGTTCCGCGTTGCGCTGGGGCGCGCGGGACATTCGAGGCGCGGCCAGGACCAGTTCGGCACGCTGCTGGCGGCGGCCGACATGCTGCTGCACGACGGCGAGGTGCATCTGGCGACCGCCGGCGAGTGGGTGACTGCACTAAAGGCGTCCGATCTGGCCGAGCTCGACGACGACGCGCGCGATGAGGACCGGTGCATCCTCAAGCTGATGACGACGTCGGTGGACCCGTTCCGCAACGGTGGCCGCAAGACGCTGGGACAGTGGACGCGCATCGCCGCCGGCTGGGACAGCGGCGATGCTGTCCAGGCCGGCCAGGTGCTGCAATCCTACGGGCTTCGTGTGCGCGCCGACCAACTGCTGATCGCCAACTACCACACCGAGCTGGCGACGCTGTTTGCCGACAGCCATTGGGCGGGCCGTGCCGGCAGCCAGGGTGTCTGGGTGCAGGCGGTGCGGCGCCTGGTCGGAGCCACGAATGCCGGTGCCGTGTATTTCGGTGGCCCGACCAGCCGCGCCACGGCCGTCCCGCTGGCCAGCATTCTGCAGCGGCACGACCCCGACGCATCGAACGCCTCGAAGCTCGTGTAAGTAAAGGCCAAGTCATGCGCCAGTCCCACACCCCATTGTGCCGTGCCCAAACCCCGATTTGGCTATCATGTGTTCGCGCGTCGCGGCGTTGGGGGCGTTGGAGGGCGTTGGAGAAAAAGCGAGCCGGTTCAATGGTCTAACGTTCCAACGTTCCAACGCCTGTAAGCTTCCCACAAGCGGGCGCGCGCGCACACGAAGCATGGCGTTGGAACGTTGGAGTGTTGGAAAAGGAGAAAGAGGTATGACTAACAGGTGTTTATGGTCCAACGCGGTTCCAACGGCGTCCAACGCGCGCGGAAATGATTGAATATGGACGCTGGGCAGCGGGCGGTGGCGGAGACGGTGGCGCGGGAGCGTGCGATGGCTGCGTTCGAGCCGCAGCCGGAGCTCGGCCTGCCGCAGACGGGCACGTTGGTGGCGCTGCGGGAGCGACGCGGGCCAGGCCGGCCGCCGGGAGCACGCAACCGCCGGGCCGAGGACGTGGCGCGGGAGGTCATCGAGCGACTCGGCGACCCGCTGGTGATGCTGGCCGCGCTGGCAATGACGCCAGCCGACGAGCTGGTTGCGGCAGGGCTGCCGCTGGCCGAGGCGCTGGCTGAGAAGCGCCTGGCTGCCATCGCGGTGCTGCCGTTCCTGCACCAGCGCAAGCCCTTGGCCGTCGATCTGCGCAACCAGCAGGTGGTGCATCTGACCATCTCGACGGGCGCCGAACCAAGCGCGGACAGCGGCGAGAGCGGGTGCAACGGGGTCGTGCTCGATGCGGCAGAGATTGTGGAAAATCAACGGATTAGCGGTGAGGCGGATGGGCCAGTCTAACAGCGCAGAGTCTAACACAGCGCGCAACGTGGCGGATTGCCTGGGTTCGCGCGCGTCCGGACCGCTGATTCAGCATCAACCAGACGGACACCGCCGCACCCTCCGCCGGCCACGGCCAGGCCTGGCCGTGGCCGGCAACGCCGGCGCTGCTGATCGCGGCCAGAGGGGGGGCACCCCGGTTTCGCGCCGCGGGTGGTCGACCCCCCCCTGCCACCATGGTTTTTGCCGGCGTCCCGGATTTTGGCGCGAAACAGCACCGACCCTTCCCTGGGCAAGGGGGCGCGGGTGAGCGCGAAACTGGATCTGATCTGGAAGTCGCCCGGCCCGGTCTCGTCCCGGTTCATGGCGGCAACTGCCCCGGTACAGATCTTGAACGGCCCGATCGGCAGCGGCAAGACCACCACCGCGCTGATGAAGGCGATCCGCCTGGCCTCCATGCAGGCGACCAGCACACGCGACACCAGCCCAGGTCCGGGAGGCCGGCGGCTGCCGGTGCGCAAGTTCAAGCTCTGCGTGGTGCGCGACACATACCGCCAGCTCTGGAAAACCACCATGCAGAGTTGGTTCCGGCGCGTGCCGCAGACGGTGGGAGACTTCACCGGCGCCGAAAACGCCCCGGCGACGCACAGGATCACCTTCGCGCCCGGGGACGGGACGCTGGTGGAATTCCACGCCGACTTCGTGGCGATCGGCGACCAGGCGGTCGAGGACGTGCTGCGCGGCTACGAACCAACTGCGTTCTACCTGAACGAGCTCGACCTGCTGGCGCGCGAGGTGATGATCTACGCCGCCGGCCGCACCGGCCGGTATCCCGGCATGGACGAGGGCGGCCCGAGCTGGCACGGCCTGCTGGCCGACTGCAACGCCCCGATCCTGCAATCCTGGCTCTACGAGGAGATCTTCACGGCGCCCCTGGCCGAGATCGAGGCAAAAGGGGTGGCGCTGTTCCGCCAGCCGTCCGGACTGGACCAGCACGCCGAGAACCTGCCCAATCTGCCGCCCGGCTACTATGCCAACCAGGTGCGGCTGAACCCGGACTGGTACGTCCGGCGAATGATCAAGAACATCCCGGGCTTCGACCGCAGCGGCAAGCCGATCTATCCGGAATTCGTGGACGCCCTGCACGTGCCCGGGTGCGAACTGGAGTTCACGCCCGGGCTGGCGCTCGGCATCGGCCTGGACGCCGGGCTCAACCCGGCCGCAGTGTTCGGCCAGCGCATGCCGAACGGCCAGCGGCGCATCCTGGACGAGCTGGTGGGCGAGCAGGGCACCGGCCCCCGGCGGTTCGGCGAAGACCTGGCCAAGCGGCTGCACGAGCGATTCCCGGCGGCACGGAAGATCACCGGGTATGCCGATCCGTCGGCGGCCTACGGCGCCGACAAGGCGGCGGGCGAACAGAGCTGGATCGAAATCGTGGCCGCCACCGCCGGCATTACCATCGTGCCGGCGCCGACAAATGCGCTGATCCCCCGCCTGGAGGCGGTGCGCCGGCCGCTGACGCGGCTGATCGACGGCGAGCCCGGACTGCTTTTGTCGCCGCGCTGCAAACTAGTCCGCCAGGGCTTCGCCAGCGGCTACCGGTTCCGCAAGCTGCAAATCGCAACGGCCGACCGCTACACCGACGAGCCGGACAAGAACGCGTTCAGCCATCCGCACGACGCGCTGCAATACTGGTGCTCGGCCGACGGCGAGGACAGCGAGGTGCGCGAGCGCAAGGGCCGCCAAACCATGCTGGCCCAGCAGGCGCGGCACGTACACGAGTGGGATCCGTTCAATCCGGAAGCGGCGCGGTGACGCGGTGAAACGCGCCCGCCCCTGGCCCCCCCAGGCGGCCTTGCAGGTCGGCGCCGCGCTGCTCGCCGCGCGCGCCGACAAAGTGCCCTGGAAGGTGCTTCAGCGCGTCTACGGCCGTGACAGGCGGCACCTGTGGCGCTGCCTGAAGGCTGCGCTGGCGGCTAATGAGACATCTTCGCGGGCTAATGAGACATCTTCGGTGTTGCGCGGCCCGAGCTGACGCGGGTGGAATGCAGCGTCAACAACCTGGAGCGATTCCATGAGCGAATCGTTGCCGCTTCCGTCCGTCGGCTTCCCCGTCGCCTACACGCCGAACCCTGCCTTCGGTTTCGGGTCCAGTCCGGTGCCGGCGCTCACCGCCGCGGCGAACGCCGATGGCACCCTCGACCTGGTGATCCTGCCCCCGAACTCGCCCACCGTGTTCTTCGAGTCGGTGCCCGCCGGCCCCGGCGAGCACACCTGGCAGATCCCGCCCGGGTTGACCCCCGCGTAATGGAGCGGGCGCCTGCATCTTCCACCTGTCCGGAGACCATGTGTCATGCCGAGCGTCGGCCACCCCGTCGCCTACACCCCGATCCCCTCGCACAACACGGGAGATGGAGCGCATCCCGCTTTGGTCAGCAAGGTGCATCCGGACGGCACGGTCAACCTGATGGTCTTCGTCCACAACCGTGCCGAACCCGCGCATTTCGAAAACGTGCCGCGGGGCACCGGACCCCACACCTGGGACCTGCCCGATCTGACCGTGCCGGCAGCCACCGCCGCGAACGCCGCCGCCTCGACGGCCGCCGCCGCGGCGACGCAGGCAGCAAAAGCCGCGACGGCGGCGGCCACCGCCGCGGCGCAGGCGGCCGCCGCGGCGACGCCGGCCTCCTGATGACCGAGACTGCTGCGGCCTTGCAGAGCAGCGCCAGTGCGCCTGCGCTGTGCGCCTCCTGCCCGGTCTACGAGGCGGCAAAGCCGGCGCCCCCGGGCCGCCAGGACACGCCGTATCTGGACCCGCGTGGGACGTGCCGGCGCTACCCCCCCCCGGTGCCAAAGGCCCCGGACAACTGGTGCGGCGAGCATCCGCAGCGGAGGATGGCATGATCGAAACCGGCACGCGCCGCCGCCAGTGCATCCTGTCGAACCGACCGCCGGCGAGCAGCCAAACCAAGACCCTGACGCGGGACGTCGGGCTGGCCACCAACGTGACGGCCAGCATCACCTTCAATGCCGGCACCGGCCAAGCAACGGCCGCCGCCAGCACGTTCGCCGGCTTCTCCGCGGGCCAGGTCCTGCTGGTCGAGGGCAGCAACACCAACAACGGCTACTTTAAGGTGTCGGCGACCGACGCCAGCACGTATCTGACGCTGTTCCCGCCCCCGAAGAACGAGGGCCCCCTGATCGCCAGCATCCGGACGAGCTGACCGATGGCGTATTCCCTCCCCGGCCAGGCGCCCCTGCCGCGCATTCAGGAATGCTTCCAGACCCAGGTGGCCATCACGCCGACCGACAATACGCCGATCGGCCCCTATGTGGCGCTCTATGTCGGCGGCGCGGGGAACGTGACGCTGTGCCCGCGCAACTCCACTACCCCGGTGGCCTATGCTGGCCTGGCAGCCGGCACGATTCTTCGGGTGGCATTCCAGGGGGTGAATGCCACCGGAACGACGGCCACCAACCTGGTCGGCCTGGGATAGGACCGGTGCGGATATGAGCGGCTCCGCCACGCCCGGCTACGACCCCTCCCTGGCGCTGCCGCCGGGATTCGTCCGCCAGCGCCAGTACGACGACGCCCTGTATGCCGCGTGGCAGGCCAACGGCTTCCAGCCGCTCACGTCGGCCCAGGCGATTGCGGCATGCGGCACCCCACCGGCGGTACCCACCAGCCTGCCGCGCTTCAGCGACAGCAACCCGCAGCCAAGGACAGGAGGCTGACGCCATGGGAGGTCCCAAAATCTCGACGCCTGCCGCTCCGCCGCCGGTGCCGACGGCCGTCAATCCGGCGGTGCAGCAGGCCGCGACCAATTTCCGCGCCGACCAGGCACAGGCCATGGGGGCGCGGAGCACCATCCTGACCAGCGGACTCGGCGCCCTCGGCCTGCCAGCGACCGCCCCGAAGCGGCTGCTGGGCCAGTAAATCCAGTAAATGCCGAACGATCTTGCCAGGGAAGTGATCCGGACGTGGGAACGGTTGAATACCGACCGCGGCCCGTGGCTGGAGCACTGGCAGGAATGCTCCAACTACATGCTGCCCGGACGCTCCGATTACATCGCGGAGCGCACCCCCGGCATGAAGCTGATGCAGCATGTGTACGACGGCACTCCGATCTGGGCGAACGACCAGTTCGCGGCGGGGATGCACTCCATGCTCACCAGCCCGACCCTGCCGTGGTTCGGCATGAAGGCGCAAGAAGACCGGCTGAACGAAATCGACGCGGTGGCGCGCTGGCTCGATGACACCAGCAACGCCATGTATTCCGTGTTCAACGGAACGAAGCACAACTTCGCGGCGCAGAGCCACGAATTCTATCTCGACCTGGGAAACATCGGCACCGGCATCATGGCCGTGTTGGAAAGCCCCGCCAGCGGGATCCTGTTCAGCACCCGCCACCTGAAGGAATGCGTGATCGCGGAGAACGACGAGGACCGCGTGGACACGCTGACCCGGCGGTGGAACTGGACGGCGCGGCAGGCCTTCGCCAAATGGGGACCCGCCGCCGGCGAGAAGGTGGCCAAGGCTGTCGAGACCAACCCGGACCAGACTTTCACCTTCCTGCATGAGGTGAAGCCGCGGCGCGACCGCAACGTCATGCGCAACGACCGGCGGAACAAACCGTTCCGGTCCGTGTATGTCTGCCTGTCCGATACCACGGTGATCGACGAGGGCGGGTTCGACGAGTTCCCCTACCTGGCCGCCCGGTTCAGCAAACGCTCCGGCGAAGTCTACGGCCGCGGCCCCGGCATGACGGCGCTGCCGGACGTTAAGATGCTGAACGAGATGGTCAAGACGACCCTCAAGAGCGCACAGAAAATAGTCGACCCGCCACTGATGGTGCCGGACGACGGCTTCCTGGTGCCGGTCAAGACGGTGCCCGGAAGCCTGAATTACTTCCGGCCAGGCACGCGCGACCGCATCGAGCCAATCCAGACCCATGGCGATCCAAAGCTCGGCCTGGACATGATCAACGCGTTGCGCCAGCAGATCACCCGCGCGTTCTACGTGGACATGCTGCTGATGCCGACCGACCCGGCCGACCCGGCCAGCGCCGGCAAGGGTGTTACCGCAACCTTCACGCTGCGCCAGCGCGACCAGCACTTCCAGCAGCTCAGCCCGATGCTGGCGCGGCTGTCCAGCGAGTTCCTCGGCCCGCTGATCGACCGGACGTTCGCGATCATGTGGCGGCAGAGCGTGGCGCGCCGGTTCGGCCCCGGCAGCCCGCTGACGCCGCCGCCACCGCAGCTGGCGGGTGCGGCGCTGCGGGTCGAGTACCTCAGCCCGATCGCGGTAGCGCAGCGCACCAGCCAGCTCGACGTTGTGGCGCGGTTGATCCAGACAGCGCAGGCGCTGGGCACCGTGGACCAGGCCGCGCCGAAGGTGCTGGACGCCGACGCCATCCTGCGGCTGACCGCGCGGGACCTGCATGCACCGGCGATCGCGCTGAAAAGCCCGGAGCAGGTGCAGGCCGAACGTCAGGCCGAGCAGCAGGCGCAGGCGGCGATGATGCAGGAGCAGCAGCTCGGCACGGTGGCGAAGGCGGCGAAGGACGGGTCGGCGGCGATTGGCAACCTGGCCGGGCTGCAGCAGCCTGCGGCCCCGGCGCAGGCTGCGGCGTAATATGGCAACCCGGCGCAGCTTCGACACCGAGCTGCCGCGCACCACCCGCGTGGTGGTGATGTCCTGCGACGCGCCCGGCTGTCTGCGCCAGGTGCGGCGCGCGCCGCGCATCATCATCCCCAGCCGCACGCCGTTCGATCCGACGCACCGGCCGATCCGGGTAATGACGACCCTGCATTGCTGCGACGCCCATCGCGACATATTCGACCCGCGCGAATGGCTGACCGACCAGAGAAAGGCCGACGTGGAGCGCGTCGCCTGCGCCCGCCGCCCTGCCGGGTTCCGGCCTGATTTCGAGGACGTGCGGGTGGAACTGGTGCTGGTGACCACGCCCGAATACCGCCGGTTCCTGGCGGATGTGCTGGGGGGATCAACCCATGTCGTCGCCTGACGCGGATGCCGAAGCACAGGCGCGGGCCGCCCGCCAGGGAGAGCTGCTGCGCTCCTACCGCGCTGCCCTCCAGGAGTTGCCGGAAGGGCGCGCGGTGCTGCGCGATCTGCTGGTAGCCACCGGGCTGCTGGCGGTGAGCCATGTGAGCGGCGACAGCCACGAGACCGCATTCGCGGAGGGCCGGCGTAGCATCGGGCTTCACCTGCTCGAGCGGATGCGCTGGACCGAGATGGAGCTGCTGGCGCTGGCGCGCCAGCGGAGCGCCAGCACCGTAGCAGCAGTAACGGAGGAAATGGGATCATGATGATGGCCCTATGGTCACCGGAAGACGGCGGCGCCGGAGGTGCTGCTGGCAGCGGTGCCGCCGGCGCCGCGGCCCCGGTGGCCTTCGCCGAGACCCTGCCGGAGGACATCCGCGGCGAAGCGGCGTTCCGCGACATCAAGGACCTCGGCGGCCTGGCGAAAAGCTACCTGCACGCTCAGCGGCTGATCGGGCGGGATCCCAGCACAGTGCTGCCGATCCCGGGAACCGATGACGCCGACGGCTGGAACACCATCTACACGCGCCTCGGCCGACCGGAACAGGCGGACGGCTACCAGCTGCCGGCGCCTCCCGAGGGCCTTACCGAGAACCCTGAACTAAAGACCGCGTTCCAGCAGGCCGCACACAAAGCCGGCCTGTCGCAGCGCCAGGCGGCCGACCTGGCGGCCTGGTGGAACGGCGCGATGGCCCAGACCGTCCAGGGCCAGAACGGGGCGCAGCAGCGCACCGAGGCCGCGGGCGAGGCGACGCTGAAGCAGGAGTGGGGTGCGGCCTACGACGAAAAGCTGCACCTGGCGCGCTCGGCGATGGCGCATTACGGCGACGAGCAGGTGATCGCCTACTACGACAAGACGCGCCTCGGAAACGATCCGGCGGTGCTGAAGATGTTCGCCAAGATCGGCTCGCAGCTGGCCGAGGATGGCCTGGTCGGCCGCGGCGAAGGCGCCGGCCGGGCCAGCCCGGCGGAAGCGCAACAGCAGATCTCCGGCCTGCAGAAGGATGCTGCCTTCATGAAAAGCTACATGGACCGGCGCGACCCCGGCCACGCCGCGGCCGTGCAGCGCATGCAGGGGCTGTACGACTTCGCCTATCCGGCCGCGAGAACCTAGCGGACGGGACGGCGCACGGCCGGGGAGCCCGCCAGGGTCCGGCACGGCGCAGGGCAGAGGCGGCCCGAAAACGCCAGGCACGGGTCCGGCAGGAGCGGCATCGTCCGCTGGAGCCGGGGAGCTCAGCCGTCAGTGCAACCGCCCGGTTGAGACCCGGGCCGACACGGCAAGGGACAGGTGAATGAGCTTCACCGTAACGGACGCGTTCGTCCAACAGTTTCGCGGCAACGTCTTCTATCTGGCGCAGCAGGAGGCAACCCGCCTGCGGCCCACCGTGATCGAGGACACGATCACCGGCGAAGCCGCCTACCTGGAGCAGCTGGCACCCACGGCGGCGGTCAAGCGCACCGCCAGGCACAAAGACAGCCCGATCATGAACACGCAGCATCTGCGCCGCCGCGTGGCGCCCTACGACTATGAATGGGGCGACCTGGTCGACAAGCTGGACAAGGTGCGGCTGCTGATCGATCCGACCAGCGCCTATGCCAGGGCCGCCGCCATGGCGATGGGCCGCGGCTACGACGACGAGATCATCGGCGCGCTGTGGGCCACCGCCTATACCGGCCATACCGGCAGCACCGCGGTGACCTGGCCGAACGGCAACTCGGAAAGCACCCCGGCCGCGCCGGCCGGCACCCAGGTGCTGGTGAACGACTGGACCTATGGCAACGGGTCCGGAAACACCGGCCTGACCATCAGCAAGCTGATCTCGGCGTCGGTGGCGCTGGATGCGGCTGAAGGAGACGAGGACGAGGAGCGGTTCATCATCGTCGGCGCCAAGCAGAAGGGCAACCTGCTGTCCACCACCAAAGCAACGTCCGGCGACTATGCAGCCGTGAAGGCGTTGGTGGACGGCAAGATCGACAGATTCATGGGCTTTAAGTTCATCCACTCGGAACGCCTGCTGACGGATGCCAGCGGCTACACGCGCGTGCCAGCCTACCGGAAGTCGGCGATCGGCATCGGCATTGCCTCGGATATCTGGACCCGGATCGCCGAGCGGCCCGACAAGGCGTTCAGCTGGTATGTCTATGCCGCCATGTCGATCGGTGCGTCACGGCTGGAAGAAGTCAAGCTGGTCGAGCTGAAGTGCCAGTAACCGATCAGGAAATGGAAATACTCCGATGACAACCGCGAGTTCCTATTCCACTCAGATGGCGCTGCTGACCGGCAATGCCGGCGGCGCCATCCAAAATCTGCCGGCTGTCAATGTCTGCGGCGCCCGCGAGCGGATCTTCGTCGCCAACATCGCGCTGGCAGCGCAGGCCTCGGGATCGGTGATCGGCGTGGCTCGCCTGCCGGTGCAGAGCGTGATCACCGGCATCACGGTCATTACCGATACGTCGCTCGGCACCGCGACAATCTCGCTGGGCGATACCAACAACGCGACGCTGTATACCGCCGCGCAGACCCTGACCAGCGCCCAGACGCCCACCCGGGTGGGCCTGGCGGCGACCCACGGCGCGCCGATCACCACCGGCTACGACTGCACGACGGGCAAGGCCAACTACGCCTACGAGGACATTGTGCTGACCGTCGGGACTGCCGCGCTGCCGGGTTCCGGCAACCTGCTGGTCATCTTGGAGTACGCGCTGGACTGATCGATCCGGACAGCCCCGGACCCCCGGGGCCGCACTGGAGGGAGAAAGGCGTGGCGGATTCTGTGGTCGATATCTGCAACGCCGCGATGGTTGCGCTCGGCGAAGACCCGATCGTGTCGTTGAACGATACGACCAAGCGGGCATCCCTGTGCGCGCTCCGGTATGATTGCGTCCGCCAGGGCGTGCTGCGCAGCCACCTGTGGAGCTGCGCGCGCGGCCGTGCCCAGTTGCCGGCGCTGGCGACGGCGCCGCCGTTCGGCTACCAGACGGCTTTCCAGCTGCCGGCAGACTGCCTGCGCCTGTTCGAGCTGGAAGACGACGAAACCTGGGACTGGGTTGTCGAAGGCCAGCAGGTGCTGTGCAACTGCGACCCGCCCCTGAACATCATCTACGTCCGCGACCTGACCGATACCACGGTCATGGACGCGATGCTGCGCGACGTGATCGCCCTGGAGCTGGCGGTCGACCTGTGCCAGCCGCTGGCGCAGAGCGCCGACAAGCAGAAGCTGATCCAGGCCCGGTTGGATGATGTCCGCGCCAAGGCGCAGACGGCGTCCGCGCAGGAGATTTCGCCCCGCGAATGGGACGAGGACATCTGGCTGCGGAGCCGGCGATGAAGACCGACGCGAGCTGGAATAACTTCACCGCCGGCGAGCTCAGCCCGCGGATGCTGGGCCGGACGGATTTCTCGAAATACTTCAACGGCGCCGCGGTCGTGAGGGACTTTGTGGTGATGCCGCAGGGCGGCGCGTGCCGCCGGCCGGGCACCGCCTTCGCCGCGCTGGCGAGCAACCAGGCCGCTGCCTCGCGGCTGGTGCCGTTTTCCTTCAGCGTGATCCAGGACTACATGCTGGAATTCGGCAACGGCCAGGTGCGCTTCTACGCCAACGGCGCGATCGTGGTGGCGTCCGGCAGCCCGGTAACGCTGGCGGTTCCCTACCAGGCCGCCGACCTGCCGGCGCTGGCCTGGACGCAAAGCGCGGACACGCTGTTCCTGACACACCCGAACTATCCGCCGGCAACGCTGACGCGGACCGGGGCGGCGACCTTCAGCTACCAGGCGCTGTCGTTCCGGGACGGTCCTTACCAGTCGATGAACCTGACCACCACCACGATCAGCCTGTCGGGCACGACCGGCAGCGTCGGGTTCACCTTCAGCAGCACCACCGGCATCAACAACGGCGCGGGGCTTTCGGCGGCGGATGTCGGCCGCAGTCTGCGCGTGCAGATCGTGAGCTGCTGGGCAGGGCTGATCATCACTGCCGTCGCTTCAACGACGACAGGCACGGCCACCATCCAGGCGCCGGTGAGCAACGGCGCGTTCGGTGTGGACGGAGCGCAATGGCAGCCGAGCACCGTATATCCGCTCGGCGCGATCGTGCTGAACGGCACAGGGTACTACCTGGCGCAGGTGGCGGGCTACTCGGCCACCAGCGGAGGTCCCAGCGGAACGACCGCCTCGATCCAGGACGGTACGGTCGTATGGGCCTGGACCTATGCGCCGCCGACTGCGACGCCGAATTGGATGCTCGGAAGCTGGTACGGCGGCAATTATCCCTATGTCTGCATGTTCTGGCAGAACCGGCTGATCTTCGGTGGCACCAACGCGGCGCCGAACAGCGTGGAGTGCTCCGTTCTCGGCGACTACAACAACATGGCGCCGACGCAGGCCAACGGTGAGCTGACCGCGGAAAACGCGATGAGCTGGACCATCACCGATGACCAGGTGAACGCCGTGTGCTGGCTGTCCCCCGCCGGGTCCGCGCAATCCGCGCAACTGGGCATCGGCACCGCCGGCGGCGAAAACATCCTGCAGCCAGGCAACCAGGCGAGCGCGATGAGCGCCACCAACATCCAAGGCTATCGCGAGACCTATTACGCGTCCGCCCCCTACCTGCGTCCGTTGCGCATCGGCAAGAGCGTGCTGTTCGTCAACCGCGCCGGCATCAAGGTGCATGAGTGGACGTTCAGCTGGATGGTCAACGGCTATCTCGGGCCCGACCTGGCGGAACTGTCGGAGCACCTGGCGCGCCCCGGTATCGCCGAAATGGTCTACCAGCAGAACCCCTACGGCGTGGTGTGGATGCGGCGCACCGACGGTGCGCTGGTGGCGATGACCTACCTTCGCGACGAGGAGGTGGTGGCCTGGCATTCGCACCAGCTCGGCGGCGAATACTACGGCGGGCCGCCGTTCGTGGAAGCGCTGGGCGTCATCCCGGCTAGCGCCGGCAGGGCCGACGAGCTGTGGCTGCAGGTACTGCGCACCGTGGACGGGTCTCCGGTGCGCACCGTCGAGGTGATGCAGCAGTACTGGACCGGCACCGACACCGACAGCGCCTGGTTCCTGGACTGCGCCGTATCGAGCGACCTGACCTATCCGGCGGCGACGCTGACCGTGAGCGGAGCGACCAACACCGCGCTGCCCGGTGAGGTGCCGCAATGGGCGGGCACCGTGACACTGACGGCAAGCGCGGCTGTGTTCGCCGGTGCCGCGGGCAGCATGATCCGGATTGCCGGTGGCCGGATACGCGTGCAGACCGTGACGGACGGGCAGCACGCCAGCGGCACGGTGCTGCTGCCGCTGGCCAACACCGCGCCGGCCGTGGCGGCCGCATGGTCAATGGATGCCCCGCATACCGCCTACGGCGGCCTGGATCACCTGAATGGCACCCAGGTGGCCGTGCTGGCCGACGGCCAGGTGCAGCCATCGGCCACGGTGGCAGCCGGCGCGATCACCCTGAACCAGGCGGCCAGCCGGTGCCTGGCCGGCCTGCCCTACACGTCCAAGCTCGTGTCGATGCCGGCGGAGCCGGCCAAGGGCGGCCAGCCGGTGGCGACCGGAAAGGCCAAGCGCGCGGACACCGTCTACATCCGGCTGTTGGAATCGGTCGGTGGCGCCTTCGGCCAACGGCTGCAGGATCCATTCAGCCAGCTCATGATCGAGGTCACCGACCCGATCGAGGCCCGATACCTCGGCGACCTGATGGACGAGCCGCCGCGGGTGTTCACCGGCGTGCTGCGCCGCAAGCCGCGCGGCGGCGCAAACCCCGACCTGCAGATCATGGTGATGCAGACCGACCCCATGCCGATGACGGTGCTGTCAATCGGCGTGCGGCTGGACCTGGAAGAGGTGACCCCGACATGATCTGGGACACGCCACGTTTCGTGCCGCTGACGCTGGAGCTGCTGGAATGGGCACTGGCGGAGCGGGAAGCCGCCAGTCCGGAGGCGTGTGCCTACCGGCAGCCCGGGCATGTCCTGGAGCAGGCGCTACGGCCGCCGCACCGGGGCGAGGCGCTGCTGGGCCGCGGCCGCGTGCTGGCGGCAGCCGGGCTGACCGTGCATTGGGCCGGCCGGGCGGAGTGCTGGATGCTGGTCAGCCCGTTTGCCACCCGGGCCGACCGGGTGCGCGCCGTCCGCCGGTGCCGCCGGACGCTGGACGAAATGCAGGCGGACCCGATGTTCCGGCGGCTGGAAATGGCGGTGCTTGAATCCGCGCCATGGCGAGACAGCTTCGCCGTGGCGCTGGGCTTCATCGCCGAGGCCACGGTGCGCGCCTGGGACCCGTTGGGACGCGACCACGTGCTCTATGCCCGCATCCAGGGAGCTGGCTGACATGGCAATGGTAGCGGCTGTAGCGGCGGTGATAAGTGCCGCAGTCTCTGCCTACGGCGCCATCCAGCAAGGGCAGGAAGCTTCCGCCGTCGCGAAGTACAACGAAACGATCGACGCGCAGAACGCACAGGCGGCAAGGGATGCCGCGGCGGCGCAGGCAGGCCAGATCCAGCGCCAAAACGCACAGCAGATGGGCCAGATCAAGGCTGCCTACGGTGCGGCGGGACTGGATAGTGACGGCACTCCGTTGCTGGTGATGAGCGACGCGGCGCAACAGGGCGAGCTGAAAAGCCAGCTGGCGTTGTGGCAGGGCCAGACCCAGGCGACGGCCGACCTCAACCAGGGCCGGCTCGCCTCGGCGCAGGGAGCGGCGGCGCAGACCGCAAGCTACATCCAGGCGGGCAGCACGCTGCTGAGCGGCGCGTCGCAGGCGGCCACGCTGTACCTGAATGCCACCAGCAAGCAGGGCCAGAACAACAGCGCCGGGACGTCAACGGGAACCGGAACCGCGTCCAACGCCGGGACATCCCCGGGCACCGGGCCGTAGCCCGTGCCAGTCATCCCGGAATTCGACCAGGCGCTGGCGATCCCGCAACCGGCACAGTTGCGGGGAGCCGATCCGGCCGCGTTCGAGGCGCCTGGCGCGGCGCTGGCGCGCGGCGGCGCGCAGGTTTCGAACGAGCTGTTTTCTTTTGCGCAGCGCTATTCCGACGCGCGGCGGATGACGGATGCGGCGGCGGCGACGAACGACATACAGAAACAGCAACAGGACCTGGCATTTCAGGCAAGCAAGATCCCGGACCATAACCAGGCGCTCGATTTCTTCCGTCAGGGCGTAGCGAAGATCCAACAAAGCGTGCTTGCGAATATCAGCGATCCATTGGTCCAGAGCTACGTGCAACGTGCAACGGGTGACCACGCGACCGCGCTGGAGCCATCGGTTCGGCATGAGTCGTTCGCGGCAGAGGCAAACAGGAACATTGCAGACCTGCAAGAGCGAATGATCACTGCTCGCAACATGATGGCAACCGCGCCAAACGACCTGGTGCGCGCCCAGGTCGGTGATCAGGCATTCGCGGACATCGCGGGCCACGTGGCGGCCGGCTACCTGAAGCCGGAAGATGGCGAGGCGATGAAGCAGCGGTTCCGCAGTGGCGCGGCCGAGGATTCCGCGCTGCGGCTGATCCGCGCTGATCCGCAGCGCGCCATGGACGTGCTGAACAATCCAGCCGAGACACAACGCGTATTGCCCGGGCTGGACCCGGTGGCGGCCGACCGGCTGACCTGGCGCGCCGCCCGGGCGATCGATGCGTCGAACCGGCATACCGCGCTGGCCGCCGCCTCGGCGACGATCGCCAGCGCCGGCAGTCCCTGGATCGCGCCGCCAGCGACCGACGACGACGTCTGGAACCGGCAGATCCAGACCGAGAGCAACGGCCGGCAGACCAATCAGGACGGCACGCCCTATACCAGCGACAAAGGCGCGGTCGGCATTGCCCAGATCATGCCGGACACCGCGCAGGAGACTGCGGCGAAGCACGGCATTACCTGGGACCAGAACAAGTACCAGACAAACGCCAAGTACAACGAGACGCTCGGCCGCGCCTACATGAACGACATGCTGGCGCGGTACGACGGCAACCGCACGCTGGCACTGGCCGCATACAACGCCGGACCCGACCGGGTGGACCAGTGGCTCGGCACCAACGGCGATCCGCGCAAGGGCGGCATGTCGGATGCCGATTGGGCGGCCCGGATCCCGATTGCCGAGACCCGCGGCTATGTCGCCAAGATCATGGGCAACGGCCAGCCGGATCTGGCCGCCCAGGTCGAGGACGTGCGGCGCCGCACCGCCGGGATGCCGCTGGACATGCAGGAGCATGCGACGGCGCTGGTGGTGGAGAACTTCCACCAGCAACAGGCCGGCCAGGCGGCGGCCCGGGCCGAGTTGGGGCGCCGGGTCCAGGACCTGCAAACCGGTTTCCAGAACGGCCTGACCGGGACGGCGATTCCGGAAGATGAAATCCGGTCGGTCTACCCGCCGGCCGACGCGAACCGCCTGATCGAAAATCTGCGCATCACCCGCAGCGCCGGCGACCTGTTCCGCAGCGTGCAATGGGCGGCGCCGGCCGACGAGCAGGCGGCCCGTGCGGCGCTGGCGGTGCCCGGATCCCTGTCGGCGAAAACGCCGCTGCAGGAGGGACATGCATGGCTGCCCGCGGCGCTGCCGGGCCAGCCCGGCACCGAAACGCCGGACGGCTTGAAGCTGCGTTTGCAGGTGGCGAAAGAGTACGAACAGATGCTGGCCGGCAAGTGGAAGGCGCTGCGGGAAGATCCGGCGGGTTACGTGGCCAGCAATCCGACGGTACAGCAGGCGATCCAGGCGATGGACCCGGCGAAGCCCGATACCGTCGAAGCCTACGTCCGGGCCACCAAGGCAGTGCAGGCGCAGCTCGGCGTTCCGGATGCCGATCAGCATGTCCTGGCCGCGTCGCAGGCCGCGGCGATCGCAACGAAGCTCAAGCAGGCCGACCCGACGAAGACGGACGCTGGGGCGCAGCTCGACCAGGTGGCACAGAGCTACGGCGCCGCCTGGCCGGACGTCTATCGCGACCTGGTGACCCTCGGGAAGCTGCCGCGTGAATACCAGGTACTGGCGATCATGGACCGGCCGGAGCAGGCCGGCGCGCGCATCGACATGCAGCGCGCACTGGTCGCGGCAACGCAGCGCGGCGGCATGGCGAAGCTGGCCGAGGACCTGCCGACCGGCGCGCGGCAGACGATCGACCAGGGCATCGATGGCGAGATCGACGATTTCCGTCGCACCGCCTCGATCCCCGGCGTGTCTGCGAACATCGAGCAGATCGCTGCCATCCGCGATTCGGTCAAGCAACTGGCCTACTTCTACGCCATCCAGGGCAGATCGGGCGCGACGGCGGTGACGGACGCGGCAGCCGCGGTGCTCGGCCGTTATGACTTCGACGGCACGTTGCGCACGCCCAAAGGCATGATGGCACAGGCGCAGGCCTCGCTGGCGTCAGTGCAGTCCAAACTGTCGGATGCGGACCTGGCCGATCCGGGCGCACGTCCAAACGATCCGGCCGCGAGCCTCACGCCTGACCAGCGGCGATCCATCTACCTGAAGGCGGCCCAGCGCGGAACGTGGATCGCCAACCCGAGAGATGACGGCGCGTGGTTGGTGGCGCAGTTGCGCAACGGCGAAAACACTGTGGTGCGCCGGGCCAACGGCGCGCCCATCGAGGTGAAGTGGAACGCGCTGCCGGCAGCGCCGGCCGCGGCGCCCGCCACGGCACCCGGCGACGAATCCAACTTCGTCCGGCCGACGGTGGAGTGAGCATGGTTGGCCTGATCTCCGATCCGGAGGGTAACGTCGCGCTGGATGCGCAGGGCGCAGATGCCTTTCCGTCTGGCGCGTGGGAAGGCCAGGACTGGCTTGGCACCACGAAGATGCTCGGCCGGGCGATGTCGCGCGGCTGGGCGGAGCAGGGCGTGGTGGACGATTACGGCCGCCTAGTGGTTCCCCCCGAGCCAACCATTCCGGCCGACGAGGCGACGAAGCGGTTCGGGATCGACGGCCACCTGAAGTTCAGCAACCCCGTGCCGGAGAGCGTCGCGCAGCAGCTCTACAACGCCAAGCGCGAGGAGCTGATGCGCCAGGATGCCGCGGCGCGCGGCGGCGGCATCAGCCGAATGGCCGTCGGCTTCCTGGCCGGGGCGCTCGATCCGATGAACATCGCCGCATCGTTCATGCCCGTGGTTGGGGAAGCCCGCATGGCCGGGGCACTGGCGCGCTTCGGCGTTCCCGGGCTGGAGGGCGCCGCCGAGGGCGGCGCGGCGGCGCTGGGCAGCTTCGGTGCCCGTACTGCGCTGCGGGCCGCTACGGGCTTCGCTGGGGGCACCGCGGTCCAGGTTCCGCTGTCCGCGCTGCGCTACGGGCTGTCGCGCCAGGAACAGGCCGACTATTCCGTCGCCGACGCAATGGCTGACGTGTTCATGGGCGGCCTGCTTGGCGGCGGGTTGCACACGCTGGTCGGCACCGCCGGCGACGTGATCGGCCAGCGCTTCGCCCGCACGCCGCAGGCGCAGGTGATCGACGACGATCCGGCCGTGCGCGAGGCCGCCATGCGCGCGGCCGTGGCGGCGGTGGCGGAGGGGCGGCCGGTGCGCGTCGGCGATGTGCTGCCGACCGCCACCTCCTACCGGCCGGTAAGCGCCGAGGCCGCGCCGGGCAATTACAGCACCTTTACCCCCGCTGGCACCCGCATTGAGGCGCGGCCGGAGATCGTGCCGCTGGACAGCCTGGTGGTCAGCCACCGGCCGGATGGCACGCCGAACCAGGATTACCCGGCCGACCTGCAGGGACGCGATCGTGCCAGCCTGGCCAGCCAGGATCAGATCAACGACATCGCCGCGAAATTCCAGCCGGAGCTGATGGGGCCGGCACCCGAAGCCGGCAGCGGCGCGCCGATCGTTGGCGCCGACGACGTCGTAGAAAGCGGCAACGGCCGCAGCGCGGCATTGCGGCAGATCTACACCAACCCTGATTTGGCGCACCGCGCCGCCGCCTACCGGGAATGGCTGATGTCGCGGGGCTATGACCTGACCGGCATCGACAACCCGGTGCTGATCGGCCGGCGGATGACCGACCTGACGCCGGACCAGCGGGTGAAGTTCGCGGCCGAGGCGAACGAGCGGCCCAACCTGGCGATGAACGCCGCCGAGCAGGGCCGCGCCGATGCGCAGCGCGTCAGCCGCGTGATCGACCTGTTTGGCGGCGGCCGGCTCGGCGGCCAGCAGAACAAGGAATTCCTGCGCGGCTTCATGGCGCAACTGCCGAAGCAGGAAAGCGGCGGCCTGATGAAAGGTACGTCCGGCGAGTTGAACCTGGCCGGCGAACGGCGGATCAACGGGGCGCTTCTGGCGCACGCCTACGGGGACAAGCTCGGCCCGACGCTGGAGCGCATGCTTGAGGGCGAGACTGAGCACATGCGCTCGGCCGCTAACGCGCTGGTGGACGCGGCGCCGGCATGGGGCCGCATGCGCGCCGCGGCGGCGCGGGGCGACATCCCGGCCAACCTGGACATCACCGACGCTGTCGGCGAGGCGGTGCGGCTGTTCGATGAGGCGCGCGCGGCGAAGCGGCCGATCGGCGAGTTGCTGGCCGAGCGTGAGTCGCAGGGCGACATGCTCGGCGGCCTGCTGCCCAGCACGCGCCCGCTGCTGCGGCTGATGTTCCAGGATGACGGCATGACGCGCCCGGCCGGCCGCGAGCGCGTGGCCGAGTTGCTGCGGTCCTATGCCGAGCTGGCCGACAAGGAGGACCCGCGGCCTGACATGTTCGGTAAACTACCGGCCGGGCCGGGCGACATCTTCCGGCGCGTGATGGCCGGCGAGACCGGCGAGAACGTGGCGGCGGCACTGGACCAGGCCGGCCGCAACCCCGGGCGGGCGATTGCCGAAGCCGTCGCCGGCGAGACCCACGAGACCGACGCAACCCGTGCGCAGGCCGAGGAAGCGGTGCAGCAGACCGGCGGCACGCCGGCGCCGCCGGTGGCATCGGCGCCGCGGCTATCGGCGGAAGCGCCGCCGCCGGTGTTGAGCGAGGAAGCGGCCGGCATTGCCCCCGCGGACATCGTCAACCCGATCGACCGCGCGGCGACGCCAGCTGAGAAACTGGCGCAGTTGCAGCGGCTGACCGAAGAAAACAAGCCGGTCGTTGCCGACATCATGCGGCGCATCGACGACGCGCTGGGAACGAAATCGGGTTCCAACGTCAAAGCGCCGGAGAACATTCTCTCGAAGGCGTCGCGCCCTTCCATCCTGGCGCGCAAGCCTTGGCACGACGTGGAGCATATCCGCGACAGCTTCCGATTCAAGACCGTGGAGACTCGGCTCGACCAAATCGGCGACGCGCTACGAATTGTCCGCGACGCCGGCGTCAAGCTTGTCAAGATCGACACCGCGAAGCTGTTCGATCCCGGCGAGTGGGGCTGGCGGATCGTATCGTTTGATCTGCGCATGCCGAATGGGCAGTTGGTCGAATGGTATCTGCCGATCAAGGAGATGGAGAACGCCAAGAAAAACGGCGGCCATCAGATATTCGAGGAATGGCGGAATAAGACCCAGGCGGAGATCGACGCCAACCAGCAGGAGTTCTTTGCTGCAAACACGAAGAGCCGGGAACTTTATAGACGCGCCTTCATGGCGGCGCTGGAGCGAATGGGTTACTCGACCTTGGCGGAAGCCAAAGCATCGTTCGAAAGCTCGATTGCGCGCGCTTTGGAAACCTCCCGGAAGTTATCAGACAGGTCAACGGCCAGTGGCAACTCGCCGGGGAGTGCCTTGCCAGGCGGCCGCCAAGCGCCGGAAGCGGTGCGGAACCAGCCGGCGGCAGGACCAGACAATATCATCGCGCGCCCGGTTTCCCGGTCTTCGTCGGCCCAGGGGCCAGACATCAGTTCCTCTCGGATCGAAGACATTGGCGGCACCTCCGCTGAAAACATAAACGCGACTGTGCGGCGGAACAATGGCGCCGTCGCGGCCCCGAACGCGCCGACCGAGCAACTGGCGGAGCTTGAGGCACATTTCGCCGCGGCGCGCGCCGCCGGCGCCCTGACCGAGGAAACCGAGGCGGCGTTGCGCCAGGTGGATGATGCCACGGCTGAAAGCCAGTCATTCGGCAAGGCTATTGTGCAGGCGGCAGCCTGCCTGATCCGGGGAGCTGCCTGATGGAGGCCTGCGTCCAGGAGGTCATGAAGGCCGCCGGCCGCCTCTCGCACGAGGCGGCGCAGCAGCTGCTGGACCGGCTGGACCGCCAGGCCGAGCGCATCGTCCGCGAGCGCGGCCTGTCGCCTGCGGACGCGCTACAGGCCGCATCGAAGGAGGCGATCGGCCAGCTCGACGCCGCCGCGGCGATCGCCCGGCGCAACCAGTTGCTGAACTTGCAGAAGCGCATCGCGCGGCGCGACCGCATCGAGGACTTGGCCGTGACGCTCGGCGGCAAGAAAGGGCCTGACCTGTACGAGGCGCTGCGGGCGCAGGTGGTGGCGATCTTCACTCCGGTGCAGGGCGGCCGGATGTCCGCCGAGGCGGTGTGGAAGACGCGCACCAAGGAATACGTGGACGCGCTGGTGGTGGACCTGAAGCACGCCGGGCTGCTGAAGGCAGTGCGCAATGGCACGCTGGAGACCGAATGGGCGAAGGAGTTGTTCGAGCTGTCGCGCAAGGCGGCCAGCGATCCCGCCGCCAATCCCGGCATCACGAAATCCGCCGAGGCGCTGAAGATCGCCGAGACCATCCACAAGTATCAGTCGTTGGCGAAGCAGAGGCTGAACCGGGAAGGCGCGTGGATCGGCGATTACAGCGGCTATATTACCCGCACCGCGCATGACGCCGACGAAATCCGCCGCGCCGGCTTTGACGCCTGGAGCAAGCTGATCGGGCCGCGGCTGGACGATCGCACCTTCCCGGACCTGGCGCCGGCGGCGCGGGCCAAATTCCTGAAGGCCGTCTGGCACGATCTGATCACCGGCGTGCATATGTCGGATGCCGGCCCCGTCGGCATGAAGGATCCGGCCTTCACCGGCCCGGCCAATCTGGCGGCGAAGGCCAGCGCCGAGCGCGTGCTGCACTTCAAGAACGCGCAGGGTTGGCTGGACTATCAGCGCAAGTTCGGCACCGGCACCCTGATCGAACAGGTCATGGGCGGCCTGAACCGCGCGGCGCGCCAGGAAGCGATGATGCAGCGTTGGGGCACCAACCCCCGCGCCGAGTTCGAACAGGACGTCCGGGCGCTGGAGGAAAAGTTCCACGACAAGGCGCCGGACGCGGTGGTGGCGCTGCGCGCCAAGACCTCCGCCCTGACATCCCTGTTCGACCGGCTGGACGGAACGGCGACTCGGCCAGGCAGCGCCATGGGGGCGCAGATCGCCTCGGACCTCCGCACCATCGAGAGCATGGCGAAGCTGGGGATGGTGGCCTTCACCCACCTGTCGGCCGGCGTCACCAAGGCGGCGGAGTTGCGGTATCAAGGCGTCGGGCTGCTGGACCGCTATGCCAACTTCCTGGAGAGCATCGTCCAGGGCCGCGGCCGCAGCGAGATGCGCACGCTGGCCGACCTGTTGCAGGCCGGCACCGAGGGGATGCACGGCAACATCCTGTCGCGCTTCCAACCCGATGACACGGTGCCGGGCACGCTGTCCAAGCTCGCCAACCGGTTCTTCGAGCTGAGCGGCCTGACCTGGTTGCTCGACGCGCAGAAGACCGGCGCGATGCGGATCATGGCGCGCCACCTCGGTACGCTGGTGGGCACGCCCCATGACGACCTGCCGCCGGAGGTGCAGCGCGGGCTGCTGCAATACGACATCTCCCCGAGCGAATGGGAGGCGCTGCGCACCGCGCCAAACCATTTCACGACGGCGGACGGCCGCACGTTCCTGGTGCCGGAAGCGGCACAGCGGGCAACGGAGGCAAGCCTGCGGGCCCACCTTGGCGCCGGCCGCCTCAACCCGAAGGCCACGCCGGCGCAGGTGGCCAACCTGCTGGGGGATACCCGCGACGCGCTGGCGCTGAAGCTGCACGCCTACTACGCCGACGTGGCGGACCGCTCGATCATCACGCCCGGCATCGCCGAGCGCGCCTGGTTGCCGCCGCCCGGCACGCCCGCCGGCGAGGCGCTACGGTTCATGATGCAGTTCAAGGCGTGGGGCATGGCGGCGGTTCGCCAGGGCTTCGGCCGCGAGCTGTACGGCGGCCAGGGCGTGGCCGGCGCGATCAGCGGCATCGTGCAGATGGCGATCGGATCGACACTGATAGGCTACACCAGCATGACGTTGAAAGATCTGTTCAAAGGACAGACGCCGCGTCCACCAGGCGATGCGAAGACCTGGCTGGCCGCGATCATCCAGGGCGGCGGCTTCGGCATCTTCGGCGACTACCTGTTCGGCGAATTCAGCCGGTTCGGCGGAAGTCTCGGTGAAACCATTCTCGGCCCCGTGCTTGGGCAAGGGGCCACAGAGGTGATCAACCTCTGGAGCCACCTCAAAGAAACGGCCGAGGAAGGTGACCTGAAGCCAGCCAGGGAGATTCCGGCGGAACTGACAAAGATAGTTGTCAACAACACGCCATTTATCAACATGTTCTATACGCGGATGGCGCTGAACTATTTGTTCCTGCACAGCCTTCAGGAAACAATGTCGCCCGGATATCTCCGGCGCATGGAGCGGCGCGTGCAGAAACAGCAGGGCCAAAGCTTTTGGCTATCCCCGTCGGCCAACCACCTTCAGACATTTGGACGCTAGGACATGACCGTCGGCGCGAGCTATGCCCCGCAGATCTACATGGGCGACGGCACTACCACGGCATTTCCGGCGCCGTGGCCATGCACCGCGCCTGCCGACCTGGTGGTGACCACGACCGTGGCGGCGACCGGCGTCAAGACGGTGCTGGCGCTGAACAGCGGTTATACCGTGAGCGGCACCACCGATACGCAGACAGGCAATCTGGACAGCGCCACCGTGACTTTCGTGACGGCGCCATCTGCCGGCGTTCTTGTGACAATCGAACGAGCAACGCCCGCCACCCAGCCGACGTCGTTTCCAAACGCCGGCCCGCTGCCGTCCGGCGCACTGGAGGCCGCGCTCGACCGGGTCAGCCTGGTGGTGCAGCAGGCGCTGGCCTCCATAGCGCAGGCTCTCAGGTTTCCTACCAGCGATCCTGCATTGGCGGCGCTGCCGCCGGCAGCACTGCGGGCGTTGGGCTACCTGATGTTCGACGTCGGCGGCAACCCTGTCATTGGTGCGGGACTGTCAAACGTCCCGGTATCGCTTGCTATGCAGCCGGTAGTGACCGCTGCAACAACCGGCTCGGCCCGAAAGTTGCTGGGCGCTCCTACCGGCGTCTACAGCGTGCAGGATCCGGCGTATGGCGCCGCGCCGGGTAATTCGGCGGCAGCAAACACCGCTGCAATCCAGGCAGCGATCAACGCAGCCGGCGCGGCCGGGGGCGGCATCGTCTATGTGCCACCGGGCACCTATCTGGTCAGCGCCTCATCCGCGGCGGTGCAAAATACCTCTACGTACGCGGCGCTCGTGGTGCCAAGCAACGTGCGCCTGGTCGGCGCAGGAATGGGCATTTCCATCATTAAAGCATCGAATGTTTGCGCGGTAATCGCCGTTTATTCCGGAATTTATAGTTCAGTAGAATGCCTAACCGTCGTCGGAACTTCGCCGGGAACAGGTAACGTCAGGCTGGCGGATGGGATATTCGTGTATCCGTACGCGACATATTGCAAAATTATCGAATGCGAGGTTTGCTTCGCACAGGATGTTGGGGTTGAGCTACAAGGTAGCTATAATGAAATAGTAGGCTGCTATATCCACGACAATTATTCTAACGGCGTATACGTGTGCGGCGGCGTTGGGTACCTCACTGAATACAACACAATACACCACAACAGAGTGCAAAACAATGGAACTTCTCCTCTGCAATGGGACAATATAGACATCGACGTTGGCGCATCGTATTGCATTGTGTCGGATAACGTCGTTGTCGGGAACGACATAACGGTTTTTGACGACGGAAGCAGGGGGAATGCTGCAAGTTACGGTAATGAGGTTATCAACAATTACATTCTCAACAGCCCGAATAATGGAATATCTTGCTCTGGCGTGCAGGTTGGTTTCAGAATTTGTGGAAACTATATTACTGGGCTAAATGATTCGCACAGCCTCGGGTATGGTTTCGGAATATGGGTACAAACCGTAACGCCTTCTGGCGCTCATGTTGCCAACGCGAACTTTACAATATCCGGGAACCAGATAGATGGCGCCTACCGGGCAGGAATATACATTCAGGGCGATCCGAGCGCGCCGCCGACAACTTTTAGCCTCATTGGGAATAGCGTCATCAACCCATCTCAAGTGGGCTCCGGGCAGTACTCGGGAATTCAACTGACGCAGGCCGCGGCGGATTATCTGATGTCAAATAACTTCGTGTCGGATGGCGTGCCGAACATGAAATATGGCATGGACGTAGCGACCAGCGGAGTTAATGCAAGGTTAATAGCGAATTCTGTTGATGTCGGAGTTAGTGGGCGAATAAATCTGCCGGGGTCACTACCTAGTGGAATGGTGGTTTCCAATAACCCGGCATATAATCCAACGGGACCAATCGGGCCGCCGAGCGTCCCGGCAAGCGGCGCGACGCTGGTCAATCCGTATCCGTATCCGTGCCTGGTGACCGTCTATGGCGGCAGCGGGGTGGTGATTTTTGTGGCGGGGGGATCGACCGGACTGACGGGGGGCGCGGTGCTGGTGGGTGCCGGGCAGTCGATCAAGCTGACGTACACGACGGCGCCGGCGTGGGGATGGTTCGGACAGTGAGCGACGCAGACAAACCTATCGACTCCGCGCCGGAAGATGACCTCGTGATCCTGCGGATTCCGAGATCGCAAGCCGACGTGCTCCGCCTGCTCGCGAAAGACATGGTCGCGGCGCAGTTGTGCGGTTACTGCGCCTGGCGGCTCTTCATCAAAGTCGGGGCGATCTGCGGAGCGCTCTACGCAATCCTCCGGCTCGTTTCGTGGCTTGTGCAAAATGGATGGCTTGGCGCCGTGCCAGGCGATCGGACCCTTTTTGGTGGAGACTAAGCGAAATGGACATGAACTGGATTAAGCCGCATTTCTGGGAGGCATGGAAAGCGGCGATCGTGACCTGGTGGCACCGCGAGACGGTGACGGCCGAGACTGCTGTAAGCAATCTGACTACGCGCATCGAGGCCGAGGCCGCGGCGATCCGGCAGGACGTGGCCGCGAAGGTCGACGGCGTGCAACAGACCTACACCGATCTGGAACGTCGGGTGACCGCGGTGGAGGCGGCGCTGAAGACGCCGCCGGCGGCGGCGATGGGAGGTTGACCGTGGCCAGTGCCTGGGACGACATCAAGGGCGTTCTCGACGCCGCCGTGCCGCTGCTGGAAACGGTTGCGCCGACGATTGCGACCGCGGTTGGCGGGCCGCTCGCCGGCACTGCGGTGACCTTCCTGGAACGCGCGCTCGGGCTGGATGCGGGCAGCGGAGCGCAGCCGGTGGCGGCGGTGCTCGCGACCGCCACGCCCGACCAACTCGCAGCGGTGAAAAAGGCCGACAACGACTTCGCCGTGCAGATGCGCCAACTGGATATCAGCGTCGAGAAGCTCGACTACGATGACCGCGTCAGCGCGCGGCAGCGTGAGGCGGCGGTGAAGGATTACACGCCGGCGGCGCTGGCCTATCTGCTCACGGTCGGACTGTTCGGGTTCATCGTCCTACTGATGCTGGTCGACGTGCCGGCGAGCAGCGCGAACGTACTGAACGTGGTGCTCGGCACCGTGGCTGCGGCGTGGGGCGTGATGATCGCCTACTACTATGGCAGCAGCTCTGGCGCCAAAGCCAAGGACCTGTTGCTTCTGCAAAGCCCGCCGGCCAAGGGCGCGCCGAAGTGACAACAGTGGCATTCGATCGCTGCCTGGCCATCCTGCTGGGATGGGAAGGCGGCTACTCGTGCGAGCGCGAGGACCCGGGCAACTGGACCGGCCATGCGGTCGGCGCCGGCGAGCTGCGCGGCACGAAGTTCGGCATCTCGGCCGCCGCGTACCCCACGGTGGACATCGTCAACCTTACTCCCGACGGGGCGGCGGCGATCTACCGGCGCGACTATTGGGACCCGATCCGGGCCGACGAACTGCCGGCGCAGGTCGTGCTGCTGGTGTTTGACGCGGCGGTGAACAACGGGGTAAGGCGCGCCACGGAATGGCTGCAAGCAGCCGCCGGCGTCGCGGTGGACGGGAAGCTAGGAAAGGACACCATGGCGGCCGTCCATGCCAAGGATGCCGCCGTGCTGGCCAGGGAGTTCGTGGCGCGGCGACTGGCCTTCATGGGATCGCTGCCGACCTGGCGCACCTACGGCCTCGGGTGGGCGCGGCGGCTGACCGGCCTGACATGGCAGATTGCGCAGATCGAGGCCGGCGTGACGTGGGAGGCTGCGCAGGTCACTCACAACTGAAAGTGCGTAAAAATCTAACAAAACAAATAAGCATAAGCCATTGAATTGTAAGGTGTGTTGCCGCGCACTCTTAATCAGCGGGCCGTAGGTTCGAGTCCTACTGCGCCCACCACTCTTTCAGAACAATTTCAAGCACTTATCCGCAGCAATTGTCCTTCTAGCGTTACGAAAGTAGCGTAGCACACCGCGTGTTAGCAGTGTGTTTTGGCCGCTTTTCAATAGGTTAGCGTCCCCTGTAGCGCACCGTTAGCACGGTCGGTAGACCGACTAACGCGAAGGTGCGCTACGAATGAGCAAGTTGAGACCCCCTTTCACGCTGTTCCAGCGCCACGAGGGCGGCCCCTACTGGGTCAGGTTCAGCATCCAGGGCCAAGGCCAGATCAGGAAGGCGCTGGACACCACCGATCCTCTCGAAGCCCAGCACAAGGCCATGCAGGTCTGGGGCGAAGCCAAAGGCCGGGACGCTGCCGGGCTCACCGTCCGGAAGCATTCCGTGAAGGCAGTGGTCGAAGATTGGTGCCGGCAACTCGACTTGGAGGTCAGCCGGGGCGACGAAAATGAACACAAGGCCAGACAATACAAGGGCATCGCCATAGGATATATCGCGGCGTTTTGGGGCGACAAGCCGATCGACACCATCAACGAGGTGACGATCTACCGCTTCTGGGAGTGGCGCTACGACTACTGGACCACGGGACCGGGCAAGGACATCAAGTTCCTCACCTATATGTGGGCCGGCCGGCAGATCAGACGACCGGTCAGCGACAGCCAACGTGCCAAGCCGGCGCCCAGCACACTTGGCACTGAGATCGTTGTCCTTCGTTTTTTCCTCAAATACGCTAGAAGAAGCGGGCTCATCAAGGAGATGCCCGAGATTGAGGTGCGGCGAACCGGCAAGCCCAACGCCCGCCCCTCTTTCAGTTCGGAGGAACTTGGCCGCCTGCAGGAATTGAGCCTCCAGCGCCTTGCGGGGGAAAAGCATGCGGCAGTCCGGCGCGACCGGTTGATCCTGCATTGCTGGATTTGCATACTTGCTTACTCCGGTATGCGTCCAACCGAGGCGATCCGACTGACCTGGGGCGATGTGATCGGCTACGAGGCCAACCGCACCCGGCCGATGCAGGAGCGCGACATCCAACTTCGGGTGTATGGCAAGGGCAAGTCGCGGACGTTCCCACCCAAGCACGCGGTCATTCCGTGGTTCGATAAATTGTGGGACCAATTCAGGCTCGACCTCGGGCGCAACCCTTTGCCGAACGACCCGGTCTTCTGCGACGACAACGGGCGGCGCTTGTCGTCGGTGAAGAAGGGTTTCAACGAATTGCTGGAGGCTGCGGGCTTGAAGACAGACTACCGCGGTGTCAGCCGGACCAGTTATTCGTTCCGGCACTTCTTCATCAGCCAGCAGCTCATTGCTGGGGTGAGCATCTTTGACTTGGCCCAGATGTGCGGGACAAGCCCCGATATGGTCAACAATTTCTATGCCGATGTCAGCATCTCGGCCATCAAGGACAAACTGCGGCCGGAGTGGCGATAAAGGGGCCGAATGGAGCGCGGCGCATCGGCTTGACCCGGCGGGGTCAAGAACCCTTGGAGCGAGATTGCACAAACGCTCGTATGCGCAACGGTTCGGGCACCCCAGCAAATCTGTGCAGTTGCCCCTTGCAGAAACCTGTTGCAGAACAGAACGTGAGCGCAATGGGTTTTTGCAAGGAGGCGGCTGTGCTGCTGGGGTACGCAAGGGTATCGACCGAGGATCAGGACACCACCGCACAGGTGAACGCGCTCACGGCCGCCGGCGCCGAGCGCATCTTCACCGAGCGGGCGTCTGGCGGGCGGTGGGACCGGCCGGAACTGCATCGGGTGCTGGATCAGGCGCGCCCCGGCGATGTGGTGCTCGGCTGGAAGCTGGACCGGCTGTCACGCTCGCTCAAGGACCTTCTACATATAATTGAGCGCTTGGACGCAGCCGGCGCCGGGTTTCGGTCGATGACCGAAGCGATCGACACCACGGTGCCGGCCGGGCGCATGATGATGCAGATGCTCGGGGCGTTTGCCGAGTTCGAGCGGGCTATGGTGCGCGAGCGTACCCGCGCCGGGCTGGCGGCGGCGGCTGCACAGGGCCGGCATGGTGGCCGGCGCCCGAAGCTCGCAGCAGCGCAGCGCAACGAGGTGGTGGACATGGTGAGCACCGGCCGGCGCACTGGTGCTGAAGCCGCGCGTTTGTTCGGGGTGAACCCGGCCACCATCAGCCGGGTTCTGGCCACCGCTCGCCACGAGACCGTCAAAGCAGCATGGCAAGCCTACTCAAAGCGCTGCTCGGCATCGTCTTCATCCCCACTCCCGGCACCGCCAGGCGTCAGCGATGACAGCCACGTACGGTGTTTCTTGATGAACGACATCTGGTCAGGCATCTCGAACATATGACGAATGACCCATACTGCCTTCACGAGCCAATACGGCGCCCGCGCTTCGGCGTCGGCAGTTTGTAGGTCCATGATGCTGTTCGCGTAGCCGAGCGCCGAGAACAGGCAGCTCAGATTGTGGTTCGCGAGTATGATGGAACTCCAGTTGTCCCACGCGGACCGCCGCGTTGGATGTAGGTCAACGCATAGGTCGCCATTCACCAGCCCTGCCGCAATCGGGCTGCGGAACGGCACCGCCGCCTGCGATCCGACGTAGTGGTGCGACAACGGCGCTTGATGACCATCAAGCCGAAATGCATCACGTTTGCCGTTGCGGGTCGGTTCGCACCGGGGATCGCCGTAGACGCGATACATCCCCGCCATCAGGAAGGGCGCGCCGCTGTCGAATGTGATTGTCAAAGACGGCAATTTGAGGTGCTGACGCAACGCCCGCTGCAATGCGGTGAGCATCACAGCGACCGACAGCCGAGCGGTGCCAAGCAGATGAATGCGGTCCTGCTTCTGGTTGATCTTGCCGTGACGCAC